GAGATGCGGAAGGGCGGCATCACCGCCACCGGCATTACCGCCATCAACGGCACATCGCCGTACAAGACCGCATACCGACTCTGGGCAGAGTTGACTGGTCAGGTCGGTGAGCAGGAAGTCGGAGCAGCAGCCCAGCGTGGGCAGTTGCTAGAGCAGGCAGTCGCTGACTACTACACGGCGGAGACTGGCAAGAAGCTGCGAAAGAGCAACGGCATCGTGCGCCTCAAGGAACACCCTTGGGCGATGGCATCGTTGGACCGCACCATCGTTGGCGATACCGACGGTCTCGTAGAGATCAAGACCTCAACGAGCAGCCGCTGGCAGTTGTACCCAGTGCCACCTGAGTATGTGGATCAGGTGCAGTGGCAGATGTTTATCACTGGCGCGTCGTACTGCGATGTCGCGGTGCTGCTCTCTGGGCTGGTGTTCCGCATTGAGCGCGTAGAGGCTGATCCGATCTACCAGACACTGCTGTTCGATAAGGCCGTGGCGTTCCTGGACTTGGTCAAGACCAAGACTCCACCGCCGCTGACCGGCAACGACAGCGACACACTGGCGGAGGTCAAGCCGCAGAGCAGCAACACCTACGCGAAGGCAGATCCGCAGCTTGATCACATCGCGCGTCTTTACATTGAGGCGAAGGCTGAGGCAGAGGCTGCCGATGCTGCACTCAAGGAGATGGCAATCGCCATCAAGGAAGCCATCGGTGAGGGCGAAGGCGTGAAGGGTCACGGCTGGCTTGCCACCTGGAAGACCAACAAGAGCAGCGTCAAGGTGGACTGGGAGAGCATCGCGGATGTTCTGCGAACGGTAGCACCAGACACCTACGGTGAGGCGGTCACACGCTTCACCTCAGAGAAGCCAGGGGCGCGCGTGTTCCGAGTCTTTGGCAAGGAGGATCAGTCGTGATTGAAGTACCTGTTGATACCGCACTCCTGCTCGAAGCGGAGCAGATGTTCAAGGAGGCGAAGAGCAGCGATCACCTGCGCTTCCGTACCGAGAAGGCCAAAGGCAACACCGACTGGACAGGCGTGATGGGTCAAGCCGTCTTCGCCGCAGTGCTACGAATGGAGCGCCTGCCGTTCAAGTTTGTCAACATCACACAGCGTGACTTTGAGGTGTGCGGCTTGAAGGTTGAGGTGAAGAGCAAGGTGTGGAGCAAGGCTCCGTGGCCGAGCGATCCGGTCAGCGTCTTCAACTACATCAAGGATCACCAAGATGTCGACTACTACGCCTTTGTGCATCTGCAACTCGGACCAGGCGAAGATCGCAATGGTCCGCCAAGCTTTACGCGATTCCCTAAGGCGTATTTCTTAGGGGTGAGGGATGCCAAGTCGTATATGGCAGAAGCAGAGGAGGTCAAGAAGGGAACGATCTTTGATAGTGGTCACGAAGCAAAGGCAGACTCAATGAATCTGGCGGCCGCAAAGTTGTTGCCAGTCACAGTATTAGGAGGGAACGAGAATGAGTAAGCAAATCGCAGCAGCGCTCGCAGCGCCTTTCACCGGCACGGATCTGAAGCAGCGCCCAGGGCGCGGCGGAATGACCTTCACCTACGCAGATGCACGAGCCGTCGCCCAGCGCCTTGACGATGTTCTGGGGCTGGCTGGCTGGCAGTTTGAGGTCAAGGTTGCTGACGCCCAGCGCTTCGTCGTACACGGCACCTTGGTCGCAGTGATTGACGGCGTGACCACTGTCCGACAGGACTTTGGCTACCCAAACAGCGCGCAGGATGACGAGCCACTCAAGTCAGCAGCAAGCGACGCCCTGCGCCGCTGTGCAGCCCAGATTGGGGTAGGGCGGTCTCTTTATGCGTCAGGCACAGGAGCGAGCCTCTCCGTGGCTCCTACACCCCTCTCCGTGGCTTCTGTGAAGGCATCTCAGCCTTCGGTTTCTACGAGTGATGTGGCCGTAGCAGCCGCAATGCTCTTCGCAGAGGGCGAATGCCCAGACCACCGCACGGCGTGGTCGTTCAAGCCTGCCGGTATTAGCAAGGCTGGCAAGCCGTACAACGCGTTCTACGCGTGCAGCGGCAAGTCGAACGGCACCTTCTGCCAGCGCAAGCCCAGCATCGCCTGGACTAACGCCCAGGTGCGCGATGAGGGTGAGGCAATGCTTGCCGCCAAGGCGAAGGGGCTGCACGATGGCAACCCTGAGCTGGAGACAGCGCTTGAGGACCTGCCGTTCTAAGTCGAGCGGCATCATCTACGGCTGGGAGAGACTGGTGACCTCCACCTCTCCCAGCCACTAACACAGAGCGGAGTACGAAATGAGTCTATGGGTCAAGTGGGATGTCAACAGTCACAAGGATGACAAGATCGCAGCGCTGACTGACACGCAGTTCCGCGCCTTTATTACGCTGATCGCGGAGGTGAAGATCCGCGCCTTTATTACGCTGATCGCGGAGGTGAAGACCTTGCGCTCCGGCGGAGTCTTCAAGAACCGAAAGCACGCCAAGGCAGTCATCGGATCACGGCTCGGAAGGGCTGTGGATAAGTTGATTGAGAGCGGCCTCCTGACCGAATCTGGAGACGGTGTCGTGGCAGTGTCGAACTACTCTCGGTATCAAGTCGACCCAACCTCGACCTCGCGTGGACAAACTTGGCGAGCACGAAAAGGTGGGGAGTCAACGGTACCAGAGCAGAGCAGAACAGAGCAGAGCAGAATCTCTCCCTTACCCTCTCTTAAACGAGACGGAAAGAGCAGGCTCTTGCCTATCGGAGAGATCCTTGGAGTGAAGAAGTGAGAGTACGAGTGGAGAACCCTTCAGCTCGGACACTCTTGCAGAGAGAGCGACGAGCCAAGGAGACTTCAGAAGAGCGAGCAATGAGGGTGCTCAAGTACACGCTCTACAACCATCGGATGACGATGGAGCAGTACACGGCCTTACGGCTGGAGCAGTCTGACCGGTGCGGAGCGTGCAAGGAGCCGCTGCGCTTCGGTGAGCCAAGGGCGGTGACGGTCGATCACGACCCACGCTGTTGCCAGTACGAAGGGCTGGGTACTCGGAGGACAAAGGGAGCGCCGATCTCGTGCGGCAAGTGCGTCAGGGCGCTGCTCTGCGGACCGTGCAACCGAGCAGTCGGATTCCTGGAGCGCTATCCACAGCGCGTTCATATGTGGATCGAATATGTCAGGAGGGTAAACAAGTGAACGCACACATCGCATTCGTCGGACCGCAGGGTTCCGGCAAGAGCACACTGGCAGAGATGCTCGAGCATCGCCGCAACACTCCCTACATCGTGCTACCAATCGCCCAGAGCATCCGAGAGGTTGCGGCACTTGGCTACGGTGAGGACTTCGACAAGACCAAGCATTACAACCAGCGCAGGCTGGGCTTGGATGTCAAGACCTCTGGCCGCGAGATCTTGCAGGACATCGGCGCGCAGCTGCGCGAACTAGATGCCTATTTCTGGATCAATGCCTGGTACGCCGCCTATCAGCGCCTACAGGGCTATAACCGCCTCATCGCCGTTGACGATGTGCGGTTGCCGCTAGAGGCGCACTTTCTCAGAGAGCGCATCCCTGGCATCACCATCGTGCGTGTGTTCGCCTCCGCAGAGGCTCGCACGCAGCGCCGTGGGGTGCTTCAGGGTACCGCCGATGTGACCGAGCACGGCTACCTCCAGACCGAGTATGACTTGCAGATTGACACCACAGACTTGACAGCAGAGGAGTCCTACGCAATCCTTCGTAGGCATATGGTGGATAACGGCAAGTGGTCGGCATCCCCAGAGGAGGAATCGTGAGCAACATCGCGCTAACGGAACTAGAGACACGAGCCGCGCAGCTCGGCTATCACTACGACGGCCTAGTGCGAGTTGGTGAGCCACCACTCTGGACGGTGGTGCTCATTGACTCCGCTGGGTCGGAACTCACCTTCCAGGCTGGAAGCATTGAGGGAGCCATCGAACTGGCAACGGATCGAATGGCGCTCCTGTCAGGGCTGTGCGACCTATGAGCGGCTTTGCCTATCTCGGCATCACGCTTATCGTCATCAACACTGCGCTCTTTCTGGTGGTGTTCGCTAGTCTCCCAATGAGCATCAAGCGCGGCGTGGGCATCGCGCCGTCAATGATCTACCTGCTCACCACGGCAGCGACAGTGGTCTGGATGTGGAGGGCGTTGCAATGGCAGGCGTAAAGACCAAGCGCGCAGGAGCGGCCAAGCCGCCGGTATGGACGGTCACCAACTGCACCGAGTGCGGCAAGGTGATTGACTACACCGATCCCAAGCGGCAGGTGTTTCCTGCAACGCGCGTGCTCGTGATCCACGAGAAGGGTCGCCGCTTTGAGTGGCGGCACAAGGCGTGCGTCAAGTGAGTCACATCGAGATCCTCACCCCTGAGCTGGATGAGGGCATCCGCTGTGTGCAAGAGGGCGCAGATGCGTGGTGCTATGACCCAAAGATCGGTCGGCAGTTCGCCAAGTTGAGCATTCGATACGCCGACGCTGTTGCGCCGGAGGGCTGGTTCTTTCTCAACGAACACATCTTCAATCGCGCAACCATCGCAGACTTGTACAAGGCAGGTCACCTAGAACTGCAACAGTCTGTATTCACGCTGTCCGACGGCGGACACGCACGGCTAGGAAGGCTGGTAGAGAAGTGAGCAAGATAAGCGACCTAGACATTGACGAGCAGAACAAAGCGAAGGCGAAGCGCGGTAAGCGCGCACGCAACAAGGGCAACTCGTTTGAGCGTGAGGTAGCCGAGAAAATCGGCGGAGTGCGAGTCGGCCAGTACGGCGGCAAGACCGATGTGATGTCTGACTGGATCGTCATTCAGTGCAAGGTCGGCAACGGCTCCTACTCGGAGCGCTACGATGGCTGGCTCCGCTCGGTCAACGGCAATGCGAGCCAGATCAAGGCGCTCGTCGTAGGCGACGCACCTGGAGCCGGTACAAAGCGCCGCACGATGATCGTGCTCGACTTTGATGACTTCGTGGAGCTGCTGAACCGTGACTAGGGAAGAGGTGACCCTGCTCCGCGCAGGGTTCGCCAAGACCTTCGCGCCACATCTCGGAGAGAGCCGCCGCTGGTCGGCGTTCACCTTCATTGCCGACATCCTGATTGCACGATCCTTCAGCCAGCCCACACTCATCGTTGAGACCGGCTGCGCTCGGCAGGAGAACAACTGGAACGGCGACGGCCAGAGCACCGTGGTCTGGTCGTGGCTTGCAGGTCAGTTGGACGGCTTCGCCTACTCAGTCGACATCAACCCAGACAATGTCAACACCGCTCGCGCGCTGGCTCCCAGCGCTCGCGTCACCGTTGGTGACTCGGTGGACTTCCTGCGGCACTTCGGCAACGCATCGTCCATCTCGCTGCTGTACCTAGACTCATTCGACTACAAGACTGGCAGCCTAGACGCGGCAGAGCATCACCTGCGTGAGCTGCAAGCGATCTACGACCGACTGCCAGCAGACTGCATCATCGCGGTGGATGACTGCATCACGCCGACCGAGGGCAAGGGTGCGCTCGTGCGGCAGTGGCTTGAGGAGCGCGGCAACCTCCCTGTCCTAGAAGGGTATGTGACGGTATGGCTCAAGTAGTCTCGCTCCTGCTAGGGCTGA